AGCAGCTACAGCTCCAGACATTTGTATTTACAATTTATAAAAGAAAATAATTTTAAATTTAATACGTAGTTAAAATTATTTAATTTAAATGAATTTATTTGATTTATTTAAATTGTTTAAGCAGAAAACGAAATAGTACCACCAACTGTACTCTGAATCTGTGTTCCACAGCAGGTTACGTTTATGTTAGACATACCTGTTGTAGTACTATCTGTATAAGAAGTAAGCGTAAAGCCGTTTGCATAAGTAATTACTAACTTTTTGTTATTTAGTCTCGAAAATGGGACACCGGCTGTGCTAAAAGCAGAACCGGCTAACTTTAATATGTAAATATTTTTAGACACAACACTTGTCAATTTGAAAAGTTCTAATTTATTAGTTGTAAGACAAGATCCTGGAACACTTCCTGTTCTATCATTTCCCAATATCAATTCAGCCGACTTTAACCAACCTGCTGCAACACCTAAGCCAGTGTCTGGGACGACACCATTGGAAATAGCCGTCCAAGTTGTACCACTACCTGAGCCATCGGGTAATCCGGCAGCCACTCCGGCAGAATTAAATATGCTATTATCTAAAGTTAATAATATATGAGATACGTTTATATTAATAGAGCTTAAATCGATTGTAACAGGGCCCGATGATGAAGTTATACCAGAAGACAAACTGTATGCAACAGACTGAGAAGTATTAACTGGTCTATTTATTATATTTTTTGCTATAAAATTTTTTTCAGTAGAAGTCATAGAATGACTAAAAACACATACCCCAGTTGATACACTAGCTGGATTTGTAACAGCTAGTTGTGAAGCCCCACTCGAGTCAAGACTATTGTAATAAACTTTCATTGTTAAGTTGTTCGTTACAGCACCTGCTTGTAAAAAAGATTTATTTACACCAGTTGATCTTCCGGTGAACGGGATAGAAAGCGCAAAATCAATATTATCTGCGGCTGCGTATAAACCACTTGAAGCTGGTTGGTATGTATTTACACTTACTACATATCCTGATTCTGTTAAATTTCTGGCATAAATATCACCTGGTAGAATAGTCTGAACTACTAAATTGCCTAGTTTAATTTCTATTTTCTTTACAAGATCTAAAATAAATGTCTGAGATAAATTTACACCAGATGCACCTAATGACATTTGAAGAGTTATTTCACTTATTGCATCTACATCACTTGGTAGTGTAAATGTTTCATATGGATTAGAAGCTTTGAGTTTAGTCAAATCAATACTTCCAGATATAAAACTCATTCCAGATCCATTAATGTATTCAGTTGTACACTTAGTAAGAAACTCTGATTCAATTAGTCTTGTTTCGTCTGCTTCATTGGCTCTACACACAGACTGTGATCCTGTTGAATTAAAAGTGTTAATAGCAACGTTGTCTATGCCCATTTTATTTACTTTTATATATACATTTTATTTTTATTTTTAAAACTAATTATTGTTTCGTTTAAAAAGTTACAATTAAATCATTTTATTTATTAAATATGTCACAGTTTGAATGTTCTGTAAAAGATCTAAATGGTAAACAAGAAGAAATAACAGAAGAAATTGACTCTGAAAGTCCAAAAAGTATCTTATCAGGGGGCAAACAAAAAGGAAATGCAAATCAGGATGTAAATAGTTCGCTCTTTGCTAAGATATCAGAAGAGAAGAATGTAAGAATTATTTTACTTGTGATTATAGCTTATCTTATTACTAGCTCAAGTCAGTTTACTGAACTTTTAGGTAATTCATTTCCGTATTTAGTAGAATCGGGTGTTACAAACTTAAGTGGAAAAGTCGTAATTGCTATTTTAATAGGACTTTCAGTGGTACTATTTACTTCTTTTTTCCAGGTCCCATAAAGGTATCTTTACCAGTTATATTATTTTCAAGTCTTTCTAGTAGCCCAGGGAGGCTAAAATCTTGAGGTTTTTTGATTTCTTTAGTTTTTGGTTTTTTCCATTTAAGAGCGCTTTCAAGAGAAGTTGTAATTGGCACACAACTACTTTGAAACTCTCTGCATGGGCCGTGAATACCATGATTTTCTGACATGCACTTCTGACAAAGTCCACTTGGACTTAGTTTAAAATAAATGTGATTATTACTATGAAAGTCTTGTTTATTTTGACAATACTTAGACTTCGAGTTTATTAGATACATACATTTGTCTTTTACTTGTGAAATAGCACGGATATCTTCTACGCGATAACCAACTGCGTGAAGTTTAAAAAATTTTTCAATAGCTTTGTACTCTTGTGAACTTCTAGAAAGAGTTATAAGATTTCCACAATTACTTTCAGTACTTTCTTCTGTTTCTACATATTCAACAAGGCCTTGTACCTTTGTTATACTTTTAGATTCACATCTTATGCTAGTATTCTTAACCAATTGAAATGTATCTTTGCTATAAAAATCAAATAAAGCTTCATCTCTTTTGGTCCCGATGTATACATCCTTAAGTATATAAATTCTCTCTTCGTAGTTTTTAATACTGTCTGATATCGTACATTTATCTGAACCAACTAACCTAAGACCATTATTTTCATAAACGCAGCGGTCTATTATTTTTTCCCAAGAGTCACAGTGTTTTTCATTCTTCCCATAAACATTAGTTAAATTTACTATAAGATTTTTACGAATAGCCAATGATGTAGTCTTGTCTACAATTATGTCAGGCCAGTGTAAATGAAACCCTTGCTTAAAATAAACCGTTCCATTTTTAGTTATTTCTTTATTTTTATCAGCCCCTGTTACTATACAAACTAAAGAATTATTTTTATACAAATTACTCAATGTGTTTTGTATAAGAATCACATATTCTTCTAAATTTATTATTTCTTCTGAAAGTATATCAAAGTCTACAAAAAACTTAAAAAATTCAGTTTTTCTTTCTACTATACAGTTTTTATATTTTATATATTTACTATACATAATCTGGAACGTTTCGTGATCTTCTGATATGTCTAGTTTCCCTCCATCAAACATAAAATGAGTAATAGTTTGTTTACTCGAATCTGTTACCATTTTTCCAGTTGATTTTAACCAAATATTCAATGGATGTTCCATTTTATAATTATAAATAAATTATTTCTCTAAATTACTAAGGTTTAAATTTAATCGTAACACTGCATTTGTTAGTATATATACCCTTTACTGCACTTGGGGAAAGCACCGATCGTTTACCTTTCTTTTTAGAAGCCATGGTATTTATCATGTCTGCGTCTATAAATTTAATATTTGACAATGCATAATCAAGTATCTTGTTATCTATAAACCATCTAAAAAAATTAAGCTGACCAACAGTTGTAACTATTTCTGTATCTGAAATGCTTTCTTCTGTGTATTCTCTCCATTTAAAAGTTACTATATTTATAACAAGACGTTTTTGTCTACAAAATGGATCAAAAAATTTTTTTGAATAAGCTTTTAACTGGTTTTTGTAATCGAGGTATATATTAAAATATATAATTTCACCAGAATTACCAAGTGGATATATTATATTATACTTTTTAGAGTAATTTGTTACTAACCAATCAAGAAGTCTCAGACTTAACGGGGTATTTTGATAAATTATATCCTTAAAAAGACTTATTTTAGTTTTATAATAATTTAATAGAAAATTTACAAGAGTTTCTTCTTTTGAGGTAAAAGACATGATATTAATGAATAATACGTTACCTTTAAATATATTTAAAGAGACCTCGTGATTATATATTATAATAATGCAATCAGAGATCACAGATGAAAACTTTAAAAAACAAATTGTATTTTTACTAAATAACAGTTGGACTGGAAAAGGAGACATGTATTTTCCTCTTCAGAACTCTGTGAACATAGAAAAAAGATACATTTTTAAGCTCAGAAATTTTAAATACATTTTTTACAAAAAGGACACAGTGGACACAAAACGAGCTATTTTATTTATGTTTTTTGATAAAAATGGAAATAATACATCTGTAGTAATTCTTAAAGATTTAACTATTTATAAAATTAACATAACATGCCCAGACGAATACTACCAAGGAACAATTTTTGATATTTCTTATAAACTAGAAGAAATCTGTCTTTATGATACATTTTCTTGCTGCGGAAGTAAGATCAATAGAATTACTTATCTAGACCGTGTAGCAGAAGCTCAGACTTTTAAACATAATATACAGTCTAGTAGTACACCAATTACTATAACCGATTATTCAGAATCAATAGATTCTTATGCAGAAGACTTCAAAGACACGGATGAAATTTTTATGATTCCAAATGATTTACCTATTATAACAGGTGTAAATTATTCTTGTTTTAAATGGAAACCTTCTAACTTGATAACATTCAGTCTCTTAGTGAAAGAAAAAAACGAAGACATTGAATTATACAGCACTATATTTAAGAATGAAACATTGTTTGCAAAAATTCATCATTCAGATCCCGAGGGACAAAAATATATACATCTAATTAAATCATTAGAAGACTACAAAGACAGTTGTATCATAGACATTAATATCAATGATACAATTGAAATAATTGGAGTTAACGATTTTAAAACAATTCCAAGCACGGTTAGATCTATAGAGAAAATAATTGCTATTAAACACGAAGATCTTAAAATAAGTGATCTAGATTTCAATTAGAATCATTAGAAAATAATAATATTTGGAGTATAAATGTAAATAAATCTATTATTACATTAAAATAATAAAATAATTCTAAATTGCTTTATTATTTTAATTACATCACGCTATACATTATACATTATACATTATACACTACACGTTACATTTACCACATGCCGAAACGGGCCATGCGCTTCTTACGGAGGCGGTAGGCACGGCGGGCCGCGATAGCAGCCTTGGTCATCTTGAGCTTCCGGCGCTTGCGACGACGGAGCTTCTTGACGGCACGGCGAACGCGACGCTTCTTTGGCGAGAGAAGGTGACCACGGCGCTTGAGAACCTTCGCCTCGATGTAGTGACGACCAGACTTGGTACGATAGTAGAGACCACCGTTGGTACCACGGTGGAGCTTGCGCTTGCGACCGCGGACAGTTACGAACGCGCGCGATTTTGGTAGCGACTTAACGTAGTGACCGCGCTTTGGGCGACGGCCAGGTGACTTCTTGGCCTTGCGTGCACGACGCTTCTTACCGAAGAACAAACTAAGCATATCAGGCATATTTATTTTAATATAAACAAAAGAAAAAAAATAAAATTAAATTCAAAAAATTAAAATAAAATTTTAATAAATTTTGAAATAACATTTTCTTTAAAATTGTGCAAATTTAGAAAATCCATTAGTATTTTTTTGTCTACATTAATTTTTTCAAATTTATTTGGGACCTTGTAATCAAATTCTTTGAAAATTTTTCTAGAAATGTTGTAATTAAAATTCGACGCTTCTTTGTTTAAGGCTTTAAGAATTTCTTCGATTGAGCCGTGCTTTTTGATTAAATTAAATGCTGTAATTGGACCTATCTGTGGTATAGGATCGGTGTAGTCGCAACCGGAAAGAATACAAAAATCAACAAAAGAATCATGGGACATTTCAAAACGCTGCAAAATTACATCTGTATTTATCTCTGTTATATTTTTATTGATGGATGTTTTTAGAATTATAGGACATCCAAATGTACTAGCATCTGTATCATCGGTTACCGTATAATCTACAAGACCATTTTTCTGTAAAAATGCACAATATTTTTCGGCATCCTCTGGGGCTGTGCAATAAGGAATCCCAGATTTTTCAAGAAGTTCTTTGCTTTCTTCGACATGTGATTTTTTAATTACAATTAATTGAGACAATAGTTTTTCTATCTCTTCTTGGATAGTTTTATTTTCTTCTTCGGTTTCTGGTTCTTTTGCTCGAAGCTCTTCCAGCCTAAGATACATTTTTTCCTTTGTAGCTTGGCGTTTGACAAGTGTTACTCTTTTTGCCTCTGGCGGGGTTCCGTCAAATACGAAAATAGGGAGTATACCATTCATAAGATAAAACTTAATTCTATTTGCGATTCCTATGAGATGAGAGTTTTCAACCCTCGATGCATATTTAAATTTATAAAGAAGAATACTGCAGTCTATAGCAACTTTTGAATTTCTGTACTTTGAGATGTCACAAGTCTGGATGGCATCTGGTGCCCACTTTTTAATAACGGTATTTAGTCCGCGGATACCCATTTTATTAATGTAGTATATTCTATTCTTTTAAGTAATATCTTTTTTTGTAAAATATCAACGTATCTTTATTCTCTAAATGCATACTCAAGTAGAATATTTTCTTCTTCTGGTTCATCAGATGTTAAATCAAGGGTTCTTTTTTGTTTTGGAAACTTTGGATGTAATTTAATATCATTATTTCTATAGTATTCTACTTCTTTCCAAAACTCTTGTAATATTGGTATATTTTTATCCAACCACTTTTGATCTCTGTATACTCTTACTATATTCATTGTATCCGGTGGGAGATATTCTATAAAATCTGCTACCCTAAGATCGCAAATAAAAAGATTAAGCTGAACTTGTGGTAAATAATACTCCGGAATCTTACCAAACTTAATTTTTCTTCTATATGGACACTTTACTTCTAAAAGAACCGGATCTGCTTCATTATTTGTTTTAGAGATAGCTATTCCATCGGGAGACCCAGCCATCCAATAATAATCTTTATTATGATACACATCTTCGTGTGCTATAAGGCCGAAATTATAATTTACTTGTCCTGTAAGTTCGCAGTATTTATCTATGGCTTCGTCTTCGTATTTTTGTCCATGTCTTGTAGCAACATTTCCAACAAAAGGCTTTGGATCAAAACCACATTTCTTAAAAAGAACTTCGCGTGGTTTTTGGTACGGATTAAGACCTAAAACAGTACCCGCGTCAGAACTAGTAAGTTTATTTTCACGTTGTTTAAACCACATATCAGACCTTTGTTCATATTGAGGAATTTCTAACAATTTATTAATTTTATGCATTTAAGTTTACTTTTATATATAAAGTAACTTTAAATTAAAATGCATAAAGATATTTTTATATCTCATACTTGGCAAAAAGACAAAAAGGACCGAAATAATCATACGAGATGTATGACCTTATGTAATATATTAAAAGAACAGGGTTATTCAGTATGGTTTGATCATTATGATATGGGAAGAGATGTAGATAATTCTATAACTCAAGCTATAGACAATTGTAAAGTTTTTATAGTTTGTCTCACGACTGCGTATTGTTTAAAAATAAATAATGCAGTTAAATCAAATAAAATAAATGACAACTGTTTTAAAGAATGGAACTACGCTGTTTACAGAAATAAGATAATAATACCGGTAATAATGGAGGAAGATATGTTAAATAATTACACACAAAACGACGGAATAATTAATATGTACTTAAATTCATTGATTTATTTTGACATGACAACTGACAATTATGAAGTAAATGATTTCAAACTATTATGTAAAAATCTAAGAAAACAAGGAGTTTATACAAATTTAGAAAAAGAGATACTAAACATACGCGATACATTATCATTTAATAGCTTTTTAGAATACATTAGCGAAAACTTCAATAAACAAAAATTTAAAAAAATAAAACAAACAATGAAAATAAAAACAGGGAATATTATATACATATAAATGGAATGTCCAATTTGTTTTAACTTAATCGAAAAAAGTTGTGTAGGATCTTAAGAAAAATGATAAGTGTTATTTAAGCGGATTTAGAAAAGATGATATAATTTTATTTATGAATTCTGTACCTTGTAATAAACACGAACATTGTATTAAAATAATTGAAGAGTCTTATAAAACTAATACGGAATTAATATGCGAACTATTAATAATTAAAAAATAATTTATAATTTAAATGGACGATCCGGATATCTTATACAACATTGTCAAAAATAGAACTTTGCATGATAATGTAAACTTTTGCAATGTAAATAAAATGTTTTATGAAATAACTAAACTTATTAGTTTTGAACAAATTAGTAAGTTATTTTATTTCAACAGAATGAAGAAAAGAACATTGTTTCCAAAGAAAAAAAAGATGAGACACAATTATTACACGCTAAAGAATATGTACATAAATAAAGAAGAGCAACCTATTTTATTTTTTTAACAGTTACGCTTGGGGTATTCTTTTTCTTCAATTTCTTTTGATCGTATTCTTCTACTGTTTTGGCTTTCTTTTCATCATAATTTTTTTGACAATACTTCCAAAGCTCTTTTGATCCTATTTTAAAATTTCTGTCTGGTTTTGCTCTGTACCAAAAAACGCAATCCTGTATGTTATTACTTTTTGATGTATTATCCAGAACTAAACAGTCGTAACCTTCTGTGCAACTATTTAGTACATCTTGGAAAACGCTTAAGTGTGGAAAAATACCAAAGAAATTCTTATAAATTTTCTCTTGATTTTGAATTATATTTTCTCTAAGTATAAAAACATAGTCTATATTTGCTCTTAAATCTGGTGGCAAATCCATACAATATTGCATAGTAAGCATAAAAGTTATACGCCAATGTCTACCATTCATAAAGATACCTCGTATATTAGTATCTCTTATCATTCTTTTATCATACATACAGTCATCTAAGAGTACAAAAACATCTCCATCTGTATTCTTTATATTTCCATTTATTACCTTTTTTTGACGAGTTATAACTTGTTGAATAATTTCTGGTTTATACTCAGAATGTATTAATATATCTGGTATAAAACTTGAATAATACGCATTACCATCTTCGGTAGCCGATATTGCCACACCAGCATTAATTCGTCTAAGATAATATAATATATCTGCAACTAATGTACTTTTACCAGTTCCTCTTTTTCCAATAAAAACGCACGTAGCGGGTCCAGAACCAGATAGTCGTCTCTCTTCAATTTTTTTTGGATTGAATTTTGATAACGATATTGACATATTATATTAGTGTATAATTATTTTAAAAAACGAATTAGTCCCAATAATTTGTTGTTAATATTTCATCTGGTTCTATAGTTACATATGAATATAACACGCTTACAATTATTCCGGATACTATTGACACGGTTATATTAAATGTGAAATTATCGTCTTTTTCTCTATCAATGTAATTCAAAAGCATAAAAACAGCCAATGCAATTAGTAAAATTATAACTAATGTTGTAAGATCTAATGTGTAAAAATCTAATACCGTCATTTATTATAAATGGATATAATTTAAAATAACAATTACAAACTTAAAAAAATACATTATATTAAATTAAAATGGGAGTTACAATCAAGGATCTTTCTAGTTATAATTCTATTAACAGTATTAATTTTGGAGAAAAAGTATTATTTTTTAAATTTGGTGCAGACTGGTGCGTCCCTTGTATAGAACTTGATAAAATTCTTATATCTGTCCCAGATAGTATGCTTTATCATATATCAGTTGAAAATGAAGACTTTATATCCTTTTTTATGGATAATAAGATTTACACAGTACCGGATACAATAATTAAATATAAAAATAGTACTACAAGATTTCGTGGAGTCAGAACACTAGATCAAGTTCTTGAAATGATTGAAAAACTAAAAGAAGATGCGGCATAATCTCGATGCCAAATTTTGCAAAAAAATAATTGGTTTAAAAATTTAGTTCATTTTATAATCAGTTATCATGGCAGAGAACTACAAGAAGTACTCGCAAATAGAACATGTTCTGGCAAGACCTGGTATGTACGTCGGTGATACGAAGTGCACAACCAGTGATTGCTGGATAATAACTGATAATAAAGCTGAACTTAAGACCTGTAAATGGAATCCGGGGATTTTTAAAATTTTTGATGAGATCTTGGTAAATGCGGCAGACGAAGTCCAAAGGAATAAGTCTGTTAAATGCATCAAGGTTAAAATCGAAAATGACGAAATTTCTGTTTTCAATGATTCTGGAATTCCTATTGAGATTCACCCAGAGTATAAAGTTTATGTTCCAGAATTAATCTTCGCCAATCTTCTTACATCTAGCAATTATGATGACTCGCAAAAAAGAACAACAGGCGGTCTCAATGGTTTGGGCGCTAAATTGACAGCTATCTTTTCTGAATACTTCACTGTTGAAACAGCAAAAGATGGTAAAAAGTATACTCAAACATTTGAGAACAATCTCAGCAAGATCAATAAACCAAAAATTTCTACTTCTAAGAGCGAGTACACCAAGATTACATTTAAACCAGACTTTCAAAAGTTTGGGACAACCGGTATCGCCGACAACACTCTTGATATACTATCAAAGCGCGTATTTGACATTTGTGCAATTACAAACAAAGAAGTTAGTGTGTACCTTAATGATAAAAAACTAACAATCAAAGACTTCTCCGAATACATTTCCGCTTACGTTGGACTTAAGAAAATTTGTCCACGGGCTGTACAAGAGACTTCTAGTTGGCAAGTTGGTATAGCTCCGTCAGATTCTGGTTTTCAATGCATATCGTTTGTAAACGGAGTCAGTACTTCTGACGGAGGATCACACGTTGATCATGTAATTAATCCAATAATCAAAAAGGTAACAGAAATTATTCAAGAAAAACACAAAAATTTAACAATTAAGCAACAATACATAAAAGACAATCTTTTTGTATTCATAAACTGTCTCATTGAAAACGCAACTTATTCATCTCAGACAAAAGAAAAGAATATTACCAAGATTTCAGATTTTGGTAGTAGATTCATTGCATCTGATGATTTTATTACATCAATTGCTAAAATGGGAATCGTAGAAAATATTCTTGCTATCGCAGATGCAAAGGAAAAGAAGTCTCTGCAGAAAACAGATGGCAAGAAAACAAACAGAGTCATCATTCCAAAGTTGGACGATGCAAATAAAGCAGGAACCAAAGATTCAAAAATGTGTACTATTATTTTTACAGAGGGAGACTCAGCAAAGGCTACCGCTATTTCTGGTCTTTCTGTGGTTGGACGTGATACGTATGGAGTTTTTCCACTTCGCGGTAAGCTTCTAAATACACGGACAGCTACTTATTCACAGCTTTCTAAAAACGAAGAGATTAATAACATAAAACAGATTCTTGGTCTTCAGAGTGGTAAGAAATATTCTTCTGTTTCTGAGCTAAGATACGGCAAAATCATGATTATGACCGACGCAGACACCGACGGATTTCACATTAAAAGTCTTATAGTGAACTTCATTGGAAATGGTTGGCCAGAGCTTCTAAAGACAGACTTCATTTCATCTTTGGTAACACCTGTAATTAAGTTGTCAAAGAGATCTCAGATCATCCCGTTTTATAACGTAGATGATTATAAAAAATACAAGAGTGAAAATGACATCTCAGGCTTCGGGGTGAAGTACTACAAGGGTCTTGGTACTAGCACTTCAACCGAAGCCAAGGAATACTTTAAAGAAATGAAAACTCTGAATTATAAAAATGAATCAAAAGAAGACGAAGAATATCTCAATCTAGCATTTACTAAGACAGAAGCAGATGCTAGGAAAAAATGGATTCTTAACAACATCAAGAGTCCCGAAACACTGGATTACAATATTAAAAAAGTAAATATTAAAGATCTAATTAACAAAGAACTTGTCCTATTTTCTATTGCAGACAATGTAAGATCCATTCCAAGTCTCGTGGATGGTCTAAAGCCTTCACAAAGAAAAATAATATTTGCCTGTATCAAAAGAAAACTTTATTCAGAAATAAAGGTGTCTCAATTGGCTGGTTATGTTTCTGAAGTTTCAAGTTATCATCATGGTGAAGCAAGTCTTCAAGATACAATTGTAAATCTTGCACAGACATTCACTGGTTCTAACAATATGAATCTTCTTGAACCAGTTGGACAGTTTGGAACAAGACTTCTTGGAGGCAAGGATTCTTCAAGTCCGAGGTACATATTCACGCATCTGTCTAAGAACTTCAGAGAATTGTTCAATAATGATGACCTAGATCTACTAGATTACCTCGATGACGATGGTCAATCTATAGAACCAAAGTTCTATGTTCCTACATTGCCTATCATTCTAATAAACGGAGCATGTGGTATCGGAACTGGTTTCTCTACGGATATCCCATGTTTCAACCCAGATGACATCAAAGATCGTCTTCTAAGACTTGTAGAAGATGAAGATTCAGACATCGAAGAACTAACACCGTGGTATAAAGGTTTTACAGGAACAATTAAAAAGGTTGAAGAAAATAAGTGGACAACACATGGTATTTACGCAATAAAAGCAAATATAATAACTGTTACAGAGCTTCCGGTTGGAACATGGACCGAGGACTATAAAACATTCCTAGATAAACTAGAAACAGAAAATACAATCTATAGTTACAAAAATATGTCTACAGAGACATCAGTTCATTTCGAAATTAAAATGCCACTCGAGACTGTTTATGAATGGAAAGATAATCGCGAGATAGAAAAGAAGCTTAAATTGGTAAGTCATATATCTGCTAAGAATATGTATGTATTTAATGAGAAAAATGAAATAGTTAAAATGGAAAGCCCAGAAGAAATAATATATCATTTCTGGAGAATCAGGACTGAATACTACTTTAAAAGACAATATAATCTAGTAAATAAACTAAAATCAGAATTGGACATTCTAACAGCGAAAATAAACTTTGTAAATGATGTAATAGATGAAAACATCAAGGTATTTCGTCAAAAACTTGACCACATAAATAAACAATTGGAAGATAAAAAATACATCAAATTAGAAAATAGCTACACATATCTAACAGACATGAAAATACACACATTCAGTGAAGACACGCTAGAAAAACTTACAAATAAACAAAAGGATACGCAAGAAATGTATACAAAGATATCTGGTTATAAACTGAGAGACTTTTGGATGAACGACATTAACTAAATAAAATAAATATTATAGTCTCCTAGGAGACAAAAATTCATTTCATTTTAAAATAAAATATTTATAATAATTAAAATAAAATGAATTTCTTTATGGCCTTGATTGTTGCTGTATCCACCTGGATGACCTTTTCGGTTCTTAATGAACTAGCTACAGCAAAGGATGGTAAGGGCTGCTGTCAGTCAAAGGATTGCGGCGAAGGAATGATCGCTTCTACTTTATGGTGGCTGAATCTAGCTGTAGCTCTAGTGTTTACAATTTATGTACTAATGCAGATTTATGACGAGTATGGCGGTGCTGTAAAATCCCGTGCCTCTGCTCTCGTACGTAAGAACCCCGTTACAAAGGGTGTACGGATGGTTTTCGGCAATTAAATTATCGTAAAATTATTTTTAATTTCTAATAACACGGGGGCGTGGTCACTGGCCAGGGGTAAACTTTCGTTATTTTCGCCGACGTGTTTTAAACATTTACTGGCAATTTGATTAGAATTAAAGTTCTTAGTAAAGAAATAATCAAGTCGCCAACCTTTGTTTCTGTTTCTTGTAGCAGCAATTCCATTTTCTTTGCGAGCTCTTGGATCCCACCATGTATAAACTACATTATCGTCTTTTATAGCATCCGTGTATCCAATGTCTTGTAAATTTGTGTAAAATTCAAGTTCATGTTTGTAATATCCAGGACCTTCGGCTACCAATGTTTTATCAAAATGTGTTGAAACTGCAACATTGAGATCTCCGCAAAATACAACCGGTCCGTTTATATTATTTAAATAATCAATCATAGCCTCCATAAAATAAATCTTGTTGTCAAAATTAGTACCGCTGTTCGGTGCATAAACTGTAATACAAGTAAAAGATTCAAATGTAATTGTTATAACTCTACCTTCTGGGTCTTCGTATCCTGGAAAAGTTGTAGAAATTTCTAGAACTTTCATATTTTCTCTATAGAAAACAGCAGTTCCCGAGTATCTATCTGCAGCTCTAGCCCCATCAAGTTTAGATTCATTAAACAAAGATTTATAACCGGGAATATATATCTTTTTAGCATTTTCTAAACCGCATCTAGTTTCTTGTATGCATATTACATCGGGAGAATAATCATCTATAAGCTTTTTCATAGGACTAGATTCTTGTGGACAAATTAGTTCATTCTTCTTGAGTTTAGAACTAATTTGTTCATTAAAAATTCGCGATCGAATACCGTTGACGTTCCATGTAATAATCTTCATGTTTAATTATAAATTAAATTATACATTATATACTTAATATTCATATTTTTTCGCAAATTTACTTTAGAAGCCTGTTTGTCTTGAAGAATAAATCAACTTCATTCTGAGACTGGGTAAATTTTAAAGGCCTTTGTTCAGGGGGGTTCCATAACTTAGTTATTAAGTTGTAAGCATTTTCCCATTTTTCTGATCCCTCTGTCAATATGCTTATACAGTGACAGTGTTTAATTATTAGATCATTAAGATCTGTTATTAATTTTATTAGTTTAATGTAAGCAGGGAGAGGCAATTCATTTTCTTTTTTACAGATTCCAAGATTTATAAATAAATAATAAGCTAAAGAATTGTCTCTAATGTATAACCAAGTATTGTTAAAATATTTTAAAAATTCTTTAAATCCTTCTTCGTCGTATACTACATCTGCTATTAAATTAACGGTGAACATCTCTTTGTCTGGATTTAGAGTTATATTGTAACCCTCTCTTTCTAATATAATTATTTTGTCCATTGTTATTATTGTAATTATAATTTAAAAACTAAATTATTGCGCGCAAATATTACGTTTTTATATTATTATTAAGATATTTCATAAATTATGTAATTGTGAATACACTATTTGGTGATGACAGACATTCTACCAGAAGACATTCTACTAGAAGACATTTGGGACCAGATTTCAGATATGCTAGAAAAAGAAAATACTAAAAATAACGTTTTAGAAGAGTGTCACCATTTAAATATCATACGTGATCAAAAAGAGGGTGCCGAAATTTGCATAGATTGTGGTTTAGTTGTGAATAATAGAATTTGCGAATCTTGTGAATGGAATAATTATAAATCAGAAGACGGAGCATTTAGTACCAATTCTCAGAGAGCAGATCTTTATGTATCAGATAACCCATACGAAAAGGGAGGAAGTGTTCCAGGTTTTTATAAAAACAGTTTTATGATGAGAATGCATTTACAGCAAACGTTTAGTCATAAGCAGAAAACATTCTGGAAAATATCAGAAAAATTCAATCATTACATATCTGTAATAGGTATTCACCAAAGTGTGTTACCAACGGCTAAAGGCATGTGGCATGTTTGCATGGAATCTGGAAAACTTACGAGAGCTTCTGTAAGAAATGGACTTATTTCTGCATGCTTATATTATGCTTGCATTCATAATAATCTTCCAGTAGATCGCCAAAAAGTTATAGACAACACAGAAGGAAATCAGAAAGGATTTCTAAAAGGTGAGAAAATTTATCTGGAGATAATGGAAACTCATGGGGTTTATAACTATCTAGGAAAGCAGAAAATAGACATTAAAGAAAACGACACTTTTGTAAAGTTTTGTAGCACCCTTGAATTACCTTTTAAAACTGTACACACGTGCAATGAAATATACACCGACTGTTTAGATAAATTAGATTCGGTTACACCAAAGTCTATAACAGCTGGGATATTATTCTTTGTGGTAAAACATAAATTAAAGCTAAAACAACCTTCAAAAGCAAAGATATCTCAAGTTGTAAATGTTTGCATACCGACTATAAATAAAGTGGTTTCAATTCTAGAAACAATATATTTAGACTAATTAATATGTTTCTTATTACCGCTATTTTAAGTTTTATGGTACCATTGCCAAATAATAACGTGTATAGACCGGATATATCAATCAGGTCTAAACTATACTTAGACACTAATTTAATACACTCATTAGAACCTCCTTCGGGGGGGTCGTTAAAACTTTTAACCCATTTAAACGCAGCAAGCTGGTCTTACAACTGGTTAACGTACATATCAACAAGCGATACACCGGAGTTTGATGAACACTACTATATGGACTACTTTAATATGAGAGGACTCTCTAATATTTACACAAACACTGATTTTTTTTATTTAGGATATTACCCAGATGAAATGAAATGTAACGAGGGACCCATGTACATCGCTTTATTTGAATTATTACATTCTAAAAGAGTATTTAATTGTAAGATAATTATAGAGAATCCACATTACATTCATTATAATTCTACGTTAAAGGAATTTAAACATGAAGTAAAGTATTTAACGGACACGGCGTATGTATTTTTTAAATATACAGACCTTAATACCCCAGGTCAACTAAGGTACTATCTAGATTGGAATTATGAAATTAATTAAAATATAAGCATTACATTAAATAATGTCGGGGCAACTTCCAGAAAATAAAGTAATTATAGATCTACACAAAAGATTTATTAAGAGAAATCCTCTTTATAGAGGCGAAGCTGTAAATTCGGACGTTTTTTATGGCTACTTAAGAATTTTATTGGCGTGTGACGCGGCGCATGATTTTACAGGAGCAAGATCGTCAGACTTAGTTAATCCTGGACCAAAGTCTGATAGTCCGGTACCGAAGTCTACTATTAAGACAAAAACTCTCTCAGTTATGGCGGCTCATAGAATCTATATAGCAAGTTTATTAACAGGTGATATATTAAGAGACTCGGTTTTGCTTAACACGGTCCATCATGAAGGCTACGCGGCTTTTAATATTTTAAAAAAAGTAATAGAAAATATTATCATAAATAGCCCAGATGGATTACAAAAAAACAGGGAGATCGTCCAATTATTAAAAGATGACATAAGTATTTCAAATCCCGGTAATTATCTTAGCGTTTTCTTAAGCACAGACGGGGTAGCTAAGTTAACTGTAGGAAGTATATTAAAAGCTTTGCGTATAGAAACCGTGATTGCATCGGATTTTTATACAGAGGCTAAAAGATTTAGTTGTGATTCAAATTATAATACAGTTACATTAATAGAAACATTGCATAAGTATTCTACAAATAAAAACATGAACGGCAAAACTGACACTATTTATATGACTATAGATCAATCGTCTGATAAAACAAATCTAATTCCATTTTATTCGTCGATGATTGAACAAACTCTCCCAAAACCAATGGGTTGTCCAAAAAATAAAAGTCTTATTTCTGTATATGACTTAACGCAAAAATACGACGCATCAAACGACGACGCTTTACAAAAAGTATTAAAAGGTTTAGGGCTTATAATAACTAGAGACAATCCCATTGATTTTGAAATAAGCTGTGGTATGAATATAGTTTTTAATGGAAATATGAAACAAGGCGCTACCGGTGTGGTAAACTTAACTATTACTAATTATTTTAATAGACCCATTTCTGGTTTTGAATTGAATAATAACAAGGATCGTGTTACAAACCAAACAAATAATAGTGTATCAGGTATTACTAAACAAATCCTTGCTAATAGAGACAGTGACGTATCTAATGCAGACACGATTAATACAAATTTAATAGCTGGCAAAACCGCCGGGGATTTTTTACAAATTATGACTTTTTTAAAGAATGCAGATGAAAATCAAGATGGCCCTGGAAGAAATGCATTGTATTTAAGTTTTGATATATCTTCTGCAGAAATTGCGGGTATTTTCCATCCAAACGTTATATTAGAAAATTCTTTCGCACCTTCAAAAAAATATGAAGGTGTAACAAAAGGTCTTAAAATATTTATTGACGAGCAGACTGCTATAGAGAATAGAGTACAACCAGAACAAATTTTATTAAATATATCTAATGCATCTAAAAGAAGAAGAGCCCCCGATAGTTTAATCTCTATGGAAACGGGGTTTGGAAGAAAAACAAATAAAATAAGAAATTTGTCTAATGAAGAACTTAAAACTAAATTAAAAAGTGTAGGTATAAATGTAACAAAATTAACATCTAAAGGAAAAAGACTAAATTTAACGCGCAAAGAAATGGAAAAGAAAGCAAATTTGTTCAAGAATTTACAACTTCGTGCAAAGAAAATCGGTATTAAACTTATGTATAAATCTAGAACAAGAGGATATATTTATAAAACTTATACTCGGTTAATGAAGGAACTAGAAAAACTTAAACAAATGAAGAAGAGTATGAAATTTGGATGACCGGCAAGAGAAGAAGAGTCTCGTTTTGGTTGAGACTCTCGTAAAAGAATGTAAATTCTCAAATTAATATTCGAGATGACGAAATCTAATAAAATTACAATAAATGTAGATTTCTGAGAAAAGAATATGCAAAATATTAAATATTATTTGGATAATATATAGTTTTGTAAACATCTGGTATATTTATTTTTTCGATCGGATACACTAGGCTTCTAGCTATAACACTTCCGTCTTCGTACTTATCGTTTTTAATTTTATAAAAGTCTTTGATCTCCCTGCTTACTTGAATAACCATGTGTCTATGTAATCCGGGATGTTGTTTGGAGTACATATACGGAACGTCCCCGCTTGGCAAAATGGGTACAATCTGATCTCTTAAAATTACAACTATATTCTTCTGAGGATCTTTTGGATCATTCAAAAGCGGGGCATTTGAGTAAGTATGTCTCCAACCGAGATACAATCTAATATTAGTTTTCTTAATCTTTTGACTAAATATTTCATGAATTATGTTTTGATTGAATATAATAATATTCTTAGGTTTAACGGCTATTTTAACTTTGGTATCTTTATATTTTCCTTGTATTTTCTCAAATCCTCCTCTACCTTTACAGAGATGAGTACCCGGGACACAAGAAAAATATTGAGTTTCTTCTGAATCTAAATTAATCCATCCTCCGTAAATCTGATCTTCTTTTTCTTGAATAGAACACGTATCGCGGTGAAATGTTTCTCCTCCCAAAGTTGTTCCTTCTCTTCTTATAGCTAAACGATCAAACAACATTTCTAATTTTCTATCTGAATCCAAATTTTTAAAAACATTTTTGAGTTTATTAAAGATAATATATCTAAGAGTATATATTTCTTTACTATGAAAACTCGCGGGGTTTCCAAATGCTCCGAATGCCCCGAGAACGTACCCGTGTGCCGGAGTTTTGGTTTTAAAATCTCTACCTTGAATTTCGTTTGTTATTTCAATCCAGTTCGTGTTTAAAAACTCCTGTTCTTTCTTTGGCAAGCGAAGTTCGATGACAGCAACTCCGGTTAGTCTAAGCTCTTCGCTTTTAGAAACCAAATAAGAATTTTCAATGGCCATTGCTTTCTCTATACATTCAATTAGTCTTTTATTTTTACACATTATAATAGTTTGCAATATTTAAATTATAATTGTTAAAAATAAATGTATATTCATAATAATATAACATGGCTTGTTTGCAATATTATTATGAAAATCCACAAGACGCTGAAAAGTATGCGATTAGTTGTGATAATAAGACATTCGAAAACTTAGATGATGTAGAAAAGTTCAATAATAAAGAACTTTTAGAATTTATAGCACGGGAATACTCCGGCGAAGCTTTTCCAGAAAATTCGCCTTTCGAGTTCAAAGACGATTACATACAATTGTCGAATAATGAAATATGTAAAGCTGTAGAAATGTCTCTTGCTCCTCAGCAAAAATTTATGGGACAGATTATGGGACCAAGTTCTAATTTTAATAATATGCTTATCTTTCATGGTCTTGGCTCCGGTAAGTCTTGCACATCTATAGTAGTTGGAGAAGCTTTAAAAAATGCAAGCAACCAAAGACTTTTATTTGTTGTACCGGCACCTCTTGTAGATCAATACTATGAGGAAATAGCAGGAGAAATTAGAAACGGTAAATTCTTCTCTTGTCCTTCTTTTTGTTTAGTACGCAATGGAGGTAAAGTAGAAAGAGATTTTTATGTATCACAGGCTCAGAATTCTATACTTATTGCCAGATTAAGACAATACGAAACAGAACAAGGAAATTTGAATATTATTCAAGAAAGAATTGATTCCGGGGACAACACGGCTGCTACAGCAAAATTATTTAGAGATCAAGAAAATAAATTAAAAGTACTTAAAAGAGCGCTTAACAACTATCAAAAAGATCTTCGTGGTAAAATAATTAGAACATTTGAAATAGTAACACATCAAACATTCATAGAATCTATTTACAAAACTGGAAAAGATGGGCAGTTAATAAAGGGTTCTAGACTTTTAGAAGATACGGCGTTATTTCACAAAAACGGTCTTCTTATAATTGACGAAATTCAAAGACTTGTGAGCGAAGGAGGTATATTCTATAAAAAGTTATACAATGCAATAAAGTATTACTTTCACCCAAAATTGAAAATAGCGGTTATGTCTGCTACCCCTATTTATGATAATCCGTATGAACTCGCTCTTACAATAAATTTACTTAGACCAAGAGTTCCATTTCCTATAAATAAATCAGAATTTTATAAGTTCTTCGTAGGTCAATACAACGGAGACGACTGCGTACAAACTACTGGTAATAAAACGTGGATATCAGAGGAATCTTGTATAATTAACAAGGATCTTATTCGATACATTTGTTCCGGGTATGTTTCATATTTCAAAGGAGGTAACCCAAATGCATATCCATATAAAAGACTAATTACAATGGAACATACATTTTCGGCTCAGCACAAACTAGAATACATCGGCGCTCTTAAATCGGACGTTTCTAAAGATAAAAACTTTGGAAAAAAGGCGGATGGTCTTGGTACTTATGAAAACGTACTTTTAGGTAACTACGAATCTGAAACAGAGGATAAAGTTTCCGGAATGTACGTTACTACACAACAATATTCAAATATATTTCTTCCAAAAATAGGAGAGGTTGTAAATAAGACATTAGCTGAGAAAAAACAGGCCTTACAGACATTTAAATCTAATTTAATAGGTATGAAATTTAAAACACCTACAGAGGTCATTAATTATGTAAAACTATTTTCTTCTAAATTTGCATCTATAATTGAATTAACCCTTAACAGTTCTGGCCCTGTTTTTATATTTTCAAATTGGCTTACTTATGGTGTAGAACCTCTTGCTATAATATTGGAAGCATGCGGGCTTACGCGGTTTGATAGAGAAGATCGCGGAAATGGTAGATATTTCATCTGGAGTTCAGAGACTAAAACTAAAGATCGTGATGGAACACTTATAAAGAAAGCTAGAAATACATTTAATTCTAATGCTAATTCAGATGGTAGCCAATTAAAGGTAATCTTAGGAACTAGATCTGTTATGGAAGGCGTGTCTTTTAAAAATGTAAAGCAAGTACACATTACAGAACCATGGTGGAATGAGTCTAGAATAGAACAGATTTTAGCACGTGCTTCGCGTTATTGTAGCCATTCTAGCTTACCCGTAAATGATCAATACGTAGACATTTACAGACATTATAGCGTATTACCTACTACACCAGGTACACGTGACGAGGATGTTGCAGCAGTTCTCGGAGAAATTGGAAACCCAGATTGGCAGGGGCTTTCTACGTATGGAATAGATCAAAAAATGCTTATGTCATCATTGAAGAAATATTCTATAAACAACGAACTAGAACTAGTTTTAAAAAGTTGCGCATTAGACTCTGAAATTAATAAAAACGGAAACATAATTCGTCTTGAAGAACACGTAATACCATCCAGGTCCGGTTTGTATCAAATATTCTACAAAAATCCTTCTAATGGAAGAACGTACATTCGAGAAGGTATTCCAGAAAGTGTAACTTTTACACAAGTATACAATAGAGATTTTAGTTTTCCAAACAAAGATTTCCCTATAAAATTCACCGAGTCTAGCCAAGACGAAACTGGTAAATTAGTTCCATATCCAGATCCAGAAATATTAACTGAACCAATTATAAATATAGATCTTAATGTTAGAGAAAATATAGAACCTTGGAAATCGCCCGATACATTTAAAAACTTAGAAATATCAGTCGAAATCAGGGAATACATAACTAAGTTGTATCAAAATTATTCACTATTGCCTATACTTCGTAAAAATTATTTTAACGAAACAGGTACTGCAAAAATTAAATTTAGAGAAGACCCCATTAAAAGAATGAAACTAATTAAATGTATAAAACAATTATCAGTACAAAATTTAGTGTCTAGTTCAGTTAAAAGAGAAATAGCACAGCAATTCAATAAAGAATCACAAAAGCAAAAAATAAACGCAAAGGTATTAGATTTAATTTATAGATATAATGTTTATCCAGAGTCTTACCTAGAAGAGCTACTTGAAATTGCAGTAAATAATCCAGAATCTATAAATCAAACATTAAAAACCGTCTCTGATAAAGGTAATTAATTTATAAAAATAAAATGTAATGATAATTATAAAATGAGTGCAGAAACTTTAAAATTTTTTGAAGATAAAACAACTGAGGAAATTATTAACTGGATGTTAAGTAACTTATCGGAAGATCAAATAAGAAGTTGTCTAGATCAGTCTGGTATTCCTGATACATCTGTAATAAAAGGCAAAGAACCCATAGCCGCAGCAGCCGCGGGCTCGGGTCCAATTCAAACTGTAACTTTACCTGATGGTACACAAAAGCAATTACAACCAGGAGAAGGTTCTTCTTCTGATCCTCTTCCAACCGGTGCTGTAAGACCTGCACCGGAAAGACCAAAGAGAGACACTGGTAAGATTTTCTTAGATAAATATCGTAAAAAATGTAATGGAACGGGTTACTTAATAAAGTCTGTTTCAAAGGATGGCGTAGAATACTACGAATTCAAGGAGATAGAAGATGACGACATGCCTGTTACACCAGGTGCTAACGTAGGAGACGTAGGCTGGGTTAAAAAGAATGTACCAATTTCACAATTCAAAGATTTCTGTACAGACGAAGATCGTGAAATTTTTGAGTTTTTAAAGGAAGAAAATACGGAAACTTTCTTAGGAGCTCCGGCCGAAGTTGTAGAAGTTGCTGCAGATTATCCGTCCAGTGGATTAGTATCTCCCTTGCCAATTATAGCGCCTCCGATTGATATCACGCCCGAACCAACGCCGGTTACAGCGGTTTTAGATGAGGTTCAGATAACCGAACCAATGTTAAAAGCTCTTAAAATTCAACAAGGATCATCACAGGTTATGAGTACAAGTTATCCAAATTTATATTCGCGCCGATTAACAATGTATCCAGTTTTTGTTTATGCATCCGACGGAGACTTAGTTTTACATTTAACTACAGTTGTGATAGACGGCAGACTATCATTTACAAAAGACTCAACTAATAAAAAATTGTTAAATAGTAAATTTAAGAAGATAACGACTGCAATACAGTCTGCAGTTGAAGCTGGTTTATATACACCAACAGATAATATACAAGAAGAATTAAATGAGGCTCTAAAAAGTATTTCGCAAGATATAACAATTAGAATAAGTAAAATCTACGATCCAATAAGACTCGAGGGTTATACTTATTTTGGTACTCTAGATGACGAGAAACCAGATTGGTTAAAAGAAGCTGGACAGATACTTCCAGATTCTCAGGGAAGTTTTGACGTAGTTGGATCTCAGGATCTTGACGAAGATATGTTACTTGTCCCGGAGTTAGAGGGACAGTCTAGTCCCGTAGAAAGATTTAATATGATGGACATCTCTGACACGTCAAATGTAGTTTCTAGTGTCCCGAAGAGCAAGAAAGTTTCTGATATGTCAATCCCAGAGATAGAAGAACGCATGAGAATTCAATTTGGTGAACAATATGTAAGAGATTATAAACCAGAAAAATATGTCAATTCTCTAGGAGTAACAAATGTAAGATATGTAAAACGTCCAGAATGTCCAGAATGTCCACCAGAAGATGAGCCAGTTATGGTTTCGCGGCCTATATTTTCAGAATTTCAAGGTAAACCATCTGTAAATTCAGGTCCCGGAAGATTCGGAGAAGCAGAACCTGATTCAGATGAAGATTTGCTATTTGATTAGTTACGTCTTTTAGATGGTCGCTTTTTGGATATACCGCTAGACTTAAATGATTTTGTAAGAGAAGCTATAGTTCCAGATACAGATAAATCATCTAGATCGCTAAATAATCTTTGCGCATTGTATTCGTCGGCCATTTTAATCATTTCGTTCTGTTTTTCTAATTGTAATAAAAGATCCATATTGTATTTATCATTGTAATGTGATATGAGTCTTTTAAAATTTTGTTTTAGTATAGGACCCCATGCTTCATTTATTTTATTTATGTGGCCGTGAAAAACTTCTTTGTTATGAATGTTTTCCTGTAAAATTTTTTTAAAAAAAGGAACTTCTGTTCTTATCTGTGTGTCAACACGGGGGACGTCAAAAATATTCTGTTCCATAGAAGCTATTATATTTCTTGCGACGGTATCCATGATACTTTGGTATAATGTAATTATTTTTTTTTAAAGATATTTATTTTTAGTAATTATTGGGTTATTTCATTAAAATAAAATAATTTATTATAGTAAATGCCAGTGTTTACGCGCCGCCCGGTAGTTGTTAAACCTGAAAAGGTACCAGAGCCTGAAAAGGTACCAGAGCCTGAAAAGGTACCAGAGCCTGAAAAGGCACCTGAACCAGAACCTGAAAAGGCACCTGAACCAGAGCCTGAAAAGGCACCTGAACCAGAGCCTGAAAAGGCACCTGAACCAGAGCCTGAAAAGGTACCTGAACCAGAGCCTGAAAAGGCACCTGAACCAGAGCCTGAAAAGGCACCTGAACCAGAGCCTGAAAAGGCACCTGAACCAGAGCCTGAAAAGGCACCTGAACCAGAGCCTGAAAAGGCACCTGAACCAGAGCCTGAAACGGCACCTGAACCAGAGCCTGAAAAGGTACCAGAGCCTGAAAAGGCACCTGAACCAGAGCCTGAAAAGGTACCTGAACCAGAGCCTGAAAAGGTACCCGAACCAGAGCCTGAAAAGGTACCTGAACCAGAGCCTGAAAAGGTACCTGAACCAGGGCCTGAACCTGTAAAGCCAAAGAGAAAACAGACAAAGAAGTAAATGTACCAATTTTACAGAAAAAAAATTAAGTTAAAAATTTCAATTGAATTAATAATAAAATGAATTCACTTGAAATTTCTTTTATTGGATCTGCATGCGGAAAGAACAGGTACGAGCCAAGAAATAAGATAATATTATTATTGTTATGCAGACAATACAAAGACGTTTATAAAAGGATAATGTTTGACAAGGCTATATTTAAGCTATTAAATCCGTCTAGAAAAACTTACGATAAACAACTTAAAAGAATTTACTCAGATTATAAAAAAGATGTATTTAATCCAGAAGAATTTGCAAAACTACAAATAGACATTAAAAAAAGGCTCAAACAGGAAAACGAAGACATAAAAGAAGAAGATCTAAATCATGCAACAAGTTTTCTTGAAAATTCAATGAAAAAAGACTGTGGTACAAATAATGAAAAACGGGTAATTAACAAGATGAATTATAAAAAAGGTAACAACAGGATGTATTATTATTCTGAAAATAATTGGACTATAAGAGGCCTTCATGATGCAACATGCGAAGACCTTGTAATAGAGATTAAAACAAGAATGAAACATCAGAATGTTAGGAAAAACGAATACGATCTTTATCAATTATTTGGATATCTATTAGCAATGAATAAAACAACTGGAAAGATTGTACAAAAATATGAAGATTGTGTATATGATTCTGACGTCGAAACAGAAAATGAATACGGAATAATAGACATCACGGCTTGTATTTGGAAACAAAGATTTGAGAAATTTAAATCTGAACTAAATAATTTTTTTGAAGAAGTAAGAAAATACACAGATGAAATCTTTGATCCGCGTAATGTTATAGATCCTAAAGAAAATCCTATAGCATCATTTGATATAGATGGAATCCCTCATAATATAAATCCAAAATATGAAAAAATTGTAAATTCTTTAACTTAATTTTACTTTTCCAGATTGACTTATAATGTTTATTTCAGGATTTTTCCCTCGTATTTGTATTATTTCAAGAGCTTGTAATGTTTTACTAGACAGAGTACCCCCAAACGCCCTTGATAAGGAGATGTCTGTTCTAATTAGAGAATTGTTACACGCTGAATTTATTTCTTTAAATCTAGAATGACCCATAACAACATAATTAACACCATTAAAAAACTTAAGTTGTTTGTCAAAATTACCACATTCTTTTTCGTCAAATGTTTTTGACTTAGAATATAGTCTAGAAAAAACTGGATTTTCTTCATCCATCTCTTCTAAATATTTTGGTATTTTACCTTTTCCTTGCAACCATAGACTAGTTTCCATATTAATCTTTGCTATGTCTACCTTACCGGTTTTTGAATTTAATCCGTTTCTAATTAATTCATCAGTTATTGAACCATGTATAAATATAAATTCCCCAAGCTGTAAAATTAAAGGCCTTGTTCTACCAATCAACGAACCACCTATGCCCCCGGGTATTAAAAACTTAATTCTGTCGGTATTGTATACTTTTTTGAATTGTTCCATGTCTTTAGTTTTAACATAATCTCTTATAAATTGTTTATCGTTTTTAAGATAATAAGGATATAATTCATGATTACCTATCAAAGATATAACTCTACCATTAAATTTTTTAGCTTGAGCATCTAAATCCAATATTAATCTTATTATTTCTACTTCACCGCTTTCCTCGAGAAAACTTTTCTCTATTTTTGTATCCGGTCTTTTACCATCTAATGTGTCTCCAAGTTGCACAAGATACGTATCCCCTCCGGTCCACTCTAATTTTTTATTAATAAGATTGCACATTTGAAGAATTCTTAAAAAAATTTGAAAATCACCGTGTAAATCTCCTATTGCTATTATTTTATTCATGAATCTTATAGTATACATTATATATTATATATTAAATATTTTAGATATAATCTCTTTTTTTGGTAAACCACTGTGTGTATAGTCATTTGTTATTATAGTTGGAAATAATATAGTCTGTCCTGGGATAAATATATTCTGTGTTTCTTTTATTATATTATTTCTTTCTTCTGGAGTTAAATTTGTAAATGTATTATCAAATTCAAATGTCTTTTCGTTTGTTAATTTGATTATAGTATATTTTACATCACTTTTAGCAATTTTTTCCTCCAATTCTTCACAATATGGACAATTCTCCCTAACAAGTACTATTACATAGTCTGATAATATATTGAATTTTAATGCTTCTTTTGTCTTTAGTTTGAAATTATATTCAAAGGACGCGTTAATTACATAAATAATTACCATAGTAATTATAATCATGAGAGCGCATATAATGTATTCCATTGTATAAATTACTCTGTACATTAAATTTTGCATATTTTTACATAAATTAAAGAATATGCAAAATAAATTAGTATCATATGAACGTTTTAGTTATTAACGATCTTTCGTGGGACAATTTTGCTCTTGTATCTAAAAGAGTAAATCCAAAGTGTATAAATCCAAATCACAGAATAAATTATTTTTATGGAAAACATATGCAATATATGTCTAATATCTGCGGACAAAATATGATGCATCTTTTAAGAGTAACTCTTATGAAAGATAACGTAAAAGAATGTATAGAAAATAGTTTGAAACATGTAAAATTTTGTATTATATTTCACAATTTTACAGAGTATAATACATTAAGTTCTTTTTACATTAAGTTATGCGAAGAAAACAAAGTTCCTTATTTTATATTTTCAGAACATTGTGAAAAGTTCTACATGAACGGAGAGTACATTCCAGAAACAAAATTTAAAGTATGCGTAAGAGAAATAGAAATGACAGAAAGAGAAATTACAGTTAATATTCCACAAACACCGTTGTTTGCGCAAGAACTTGCGTGTCCTAAAAATATAGAAGAGGTAATAAATAATCTTAGATCAAGATATCAAGTTATAAAAGATGAAAAAGACTCCAAGAAGATTGTTTATGATGAAAAGACGGTAAAAGAACGTAAAAAACTTATTAACTCAGGCAAAGAAATGGGTTATCTAGATTATATGAAAAACAAGAAAAAGTGGTTAAAAGAAATTGTACCAAAATGTTAATCTCTTAATGTTGATTTGGCAAAATTGATTCCGTTTTTATACATTTCAATTATGAATTTTTTATCTAATTTGTCTAGATTTAAATAAGTCTTTGGATCAGCTTTATTTTCACATAAAACAGTAAAAGTACTTCTTGGTTTTGTTTTTTTAACCATACTTAACATTAAACTACCAAAGTACGAACCTGAATTACTTAAGCTGTTTATAATTATACTATACCCACATATATAAATATCTTCAGGCGGAGATCCATATAAATTTTTACAACATCCGTCAACAAATTTGTCTCCATTTATTTCTACTTGTTTAAAAATGAATGGTATACTCATAGACGCCTTCAAGGCGTCTTTTAATTTAACTTCTGGGTATGTTTTATTATTTATATTTGTATATTCATTCTTTGTTAAATTAGTTGCGTATACATTTATATTTACACCATATTTATTACTAAAATCTTCTACAGTTATATCTTCATCTACATTAGTCCATAAAAATCCTATCAGGGTTTCTAAAAAAGAATCATCTATAATGTAAGATTCGGACACAAGATTATCAAAGTTATATTTTACAACATCAGACAAATCTAACTCTAAAAATTTAGAAAGAATGTCTTTAGGTTTATAACCAGATATATATAAACAACCTATAAGTGATCCAATAGAACAACCATAGAAATTTTTAAGATCTAATAATTTATTTTCATGAATGTACTCAAGAGCACCTATAAAAACAACACCGGAGTACCCTCCTCCGCCTATAAATAAATCATTCATTTGTTTAAATGAGAAGTTTTTAATATCAAAATGTTTACGTACTCTGGGGCAAAAGATTGTAAATATTCATCTTTCATTTCCCAATTATGATGATGACCATTTCGTTCTGTGAGAGAATGCGCGAGCTCATGAAAGAGAGTAGATATTATCTCTGTTTCTGGGTACATATTACCAGTTGAATCATAAATTTTAAGGCCTATTTCACGTCCTTTATCAAAATTCCACCCAAGAATATCGGGGTCGTTATAGATTAATTCTTTGAATGATGTATTTTGAAGTCTTGTTCTAAGTAAGTTTCCATCGTGATCATTTAATTTATAGGTTAAATGAATAGATATATCTCTTAGAGTGTCTATCATTTCTGCTGTTTTAAGATTTCTTGCACGATACATTCTTCCGGACTTAGTTCTATAAGAAACAGAACAATGTCTAAATAACAGGAAGAATAAAAATATCAGTGTAATTACAATTACAATACTCATTTAATAATAATGTTAGAAAAATTATTATTATTTTTAGGAGTAAAATCTTGGAATATAGATAACATTCTCGTGAAGAAGAATATTATAAATAATAAATTCTTAAGGCCAAATAGAAACATAAAGTCAATAAATTTATTAAAACTACTCGAAGAAGAAACTCCTTCTCCTAAATTGTCGTTATACAAAGTTAATAAATGTAAGAAACCAGACTTTAATACGAATGTTTTCTGTGTTGTTTATACGATTTATTTTATAATTATAAACCTAATTCTTCTTATTCAACCAATTTATACATTGATTATGTTTTCAAATGATACATATAAGATAAAATATCTTACGTCTTTCTTTTTACATATAAATTTATTTATAATTCATTTATGGTGCAAAATGTATTTTAAAACTAATCACTTTGAAAGTATCAATATGTGCAAGACTTTCAAAGGAACTCTTATAATAACGTCGAGTATATTATCGATTGTTATAAATTTGGTTGATATAACGTCTTTTTATAACGAGTATCATTGGTTGAATACTTTTAATAATAAGATTTTATTTTTCAGTTTAATATCAATAGAGTGGATTTATTCCAGGTTTGTTGTATTTTTATTTGTTTACACGTTTATGTTTGTTATAAATCAGCATATAGATAAATTGAAAAAAATAAAAGTTCAGATAGAAAAGAATGAGTTTGATTTTGAGGAAAACGTTTGTTTAAGCAATTTAATTATAAAACTAGCAAAAACAAAAGATGAAATTGAAAAGACGATAAATTTGTTTAATGGGGTTATATCATACACAACCGTTCTCGGTGCTATTTCACTTGCTGTATTCATAAAAGATGTATTTCCACGCGGGTTTACAAAAGAATTTAACTTTGAAGATCACGACAGATATCTATTGCATCCAATTATATTATACACCTGCAATCAAATTATTCTTTTAATTAATATGTCAAGATATTCTTCCTCTAGAGAAGACATTTTACACTTTATAAAATCAATAGATTTTATCAATAGATTCTTAACAAGATTATCCACTGAAAAAATTATTAAAAAATCAAATGGTAATCTAAGCTTAGTAACGTTAAATATACTTGAAGATTCAGCTACGACAATAGACTGGTTTATTTTAGGAAATATGCTATCTGAAAAATGGTTAGACTTCGCGGTATTTGGAATATCCACTTCTGATGGAAAGCTAATAAAACAAAGCATAACAATAGGTGGTACGCTGCTATTCGTTATTAGTTTTTTGCAGAATAATAATTAATTTAAAACTTAATTGTAATTAAGATATAAGATATAAGATATAAGATATAAGATGGATACATTTAATCGAAAACAATCTACAATTGAAAAGAAAAACTTATCTTACCAGATTCTTTCTTGGGAAGCATGCGATGAAGAGATCGAAAACTTTGATTCTGAAAACGAAGGCGCAGCAGACAACAGATATCACATCTATTCATTTGGTGTAGATGAAAACGGAGAATCTGTTTGTGTAAGATTTGACGGATACAAGCCTTACTTTTTTGCTTGTATTCCTGATAAACTTCAGGGTAGCTTTGATAACTTTAAGAAGAACGAAGTAGAGCGTTTTATTCGTAATAAGCTTTTTCGTAATCGCGATGATCTCGAATCTGTAAGTATAGTAATCAGAAAGAAATACAAAGGTTTTACAAACGAAAAAAATTTTAAATTTCTTAGATTTGTATGTAAAAACTTAAACACTTTTAATCGGATTAGATACATTCTAAATCCAAAAGACAAAAGTAAGTTGCCAAAGATATCTAGTGTGCTTCAAAACGAACCTATTAAGTTTGAAATGTATGAGTCTAATATTGAACCTTACCTCAGATTTACTCATAAAATGGATATCCAAATGGCTAATTGGGTCACTGTTAAAAATATCACGCAAGACAACGATATGACAAGATGTCAGCATAGCTACATTGCTAATTATGCATCTGCGAAAAAACTTGATCGACAGGACATTTGTAATTTAACTCTTGGTTCTTGGGACATTGAGGCTTTTTCATATTCTACGAGATATGAAAATAAGAATGACTTCCCGGATCCTGCTAAAAAACATGATATAATCACACAGATAGGTACAAGCGTTTATAAATTTAGTACAAAAGAAAGTTTCAAACATGTAGTAACAATTAAGAGTCCAATTGACAAAGACTGCGACCCAGTAGACGGGGTTTACATCGAAGCGTACGACTCAGAGAAAGAGCTCTTAATTGGTTGGGTTAAATTCATAAAAAATGTAGACCCCGACATTCTAGTTCAATATAACGGATACGACTTCGATTGGAAGTACGTCTGCGCGCGTGCAAAGATTCTCGGAATCGAATACGTCCTTGAAAATCTTAGTAGAATAGAATCAAAACCCGCATATCTGCACGAAGACCAACTTAATACTTCTGCTTACGGTGATAACACTATGAAATATCTCAAGATGTACGGAGTCACACAATTTGATCTTATGTTTATGATTAAAAAGGAGCACAAGTTAGAGTCTTACAAGCTTAATGCAGTTGCCGAACACTTCACTGGAGATAAAAAAGACGACCTTAGTCCTGCAGACCTTTTCAATTATAATACTTCTACAAAAGACAAAATGGCTCTTGTCGTAAAGTATTGTGCTCAGGACACCTGGCTTCTTATTGAACTAATTCTAAAACTACGAATTATTACAAATGTGATTGGTATGTCTAATATTACTATGGTTCCGATGCAATACATCGAACTTCGTGGTCAACAGATTCGAGTTCATACACAAATTGCTTATGAAACCAAAAATGAAGGTTATCTAATTCCGGCGGCCGAATATAAACCCAAGACTGACCTCCCAGACGACGAAGAAGAAAAATTTACGGGAGCGACAGTTTTAGAAGCGACGCCCGGGGCACACTTTGAACCCATTGCGGGACTTGATTTTGCAAGTCTATACCCGAGTATCATGATTGCTCATAATTACGATTACGCAACTATTGTTGAAGATCCAGAATTTGATAACTTACCAGGAATCGAATACTTTGATATGAACTGGGAAGAAGATGACATTGACCCCGATGGGAACGACATTAAAAGACCAGTAAATGTCAGGTTCGTGCAAAATCGCACGGGTATTATGCCAAAGATTCTTTCTCGTCTTTGGAAAGAACGTAAGGCTATTCGCAAACAAATGAAAACGCTTTCATCTGATGACAACTTGTATGCAGTACTTAACGGTGTTCAGCTTGCGATTAAGGTCACCATGAACAGCATTTATGGATTCACTGGTGCAAGGTACGGAAGACTTCCAAATAAAAAGATAGCAGCGGCTGTAACAGCGTGTGGTCGAGAAATGATTGCTCATTCAAAGAAATGCGCAGAAGAGTGGTACGACTGCGAAGTTGTATACGGAGACACCGATTCTATTTATGTAAAGTTCAAAAGTGATCTCAGAGGACAAGATCATATGAACTATGTTTTCAAAGTTGCACCCGAATGCGCAGACCGTATTTCTGCTACATTTAAAAAACCAATCGATCTTGAGTTTGAAAAGGTTATGTATCCTTTCATATTGTATTCCAAAAAGAGATATGCAAGTTTATTCTGGACTAATCCACTTAAGTATGATTACATCGACTATAAAGGTATTCAAGTAGTTCGTCGAGACAATTGTATATACGTAAGAGAAAACTCAAAACAAATTTTCGAGTACATCTTTCTTAATGACAAAGTCCTTAATTATAACTTCGAAACAGTAGACGAACTTATCGAAACAAGCAAAGAGTTTGCTAGAAATAAAATTCGTAAGTTAGTTCAAGCAGAAGTTCCTATGAAAGAATTGATGCTTTCAAAGAGTCTTCGTTCTGGCTACGCATTCGATCGTAAGGTAATTTGCGACGGCTGTGGAAAGACTTACTATGAATTGAACGTCATCGGTAAGAAAGAAATGGACATAACTGTTTTGCACAAACTCGTTAATAAAAAATCGAGTCACGTCGAAGAATTTACGGAGACTGAACACAATTGTCCAAGCTGTAAGACATTGCAGTCGTTTTCTAGGTGCCCTGCTAATATTCCACACGTCGCACTCTCTAGAAAACGCGAAGAGCGCGATAAGATGGACAAAGTAGCTTCTGGTGATCGCATTTCGTATCTTTTTGTTACTTACGAAGGTTCGCGACAGTTTGAAAAAGTCGAAGACCCTGCTTATGTGATTAAAAATGCTATACCAATTGATTACGTATACTATTTCGAACATCAGTTCAAATCTGCGATCCAAACTATATTCGAACCTATGATGGAAGATGTTTCCGAACTCTGGAAAGACCTTATTCCGGAGAAAGTAAGGAAAGTGCGCAAGAAGAAAACCGTTTAAAAATAAAATACATTATTAAATTAAGATGACTAAACCTATTTTAAAATGGGCCGGTGGCAAATCTAAACTTTTAAAAGACATCCTGCCCTTAGCACCGACTGAAATAGTTAATTATCACGAACCTTTTTTGGGAGGAGGAAGCGTATTGCTCGGTATACTAAATTTGATATCTGAAAATAAATTAAAGGTGTCCGGTAAAATTTACGCTTATGACTTAAATGATAAATTAATCAACGTCTATAACCAAATTAAAAATGCTCCCGAAGAGCTTTATGAAGTAATAAATTTTTACGAAACGGAATACAACTCTATAACCTCTGATGTAGTAAATAGAAAACCAGTGTCTTCGTTAGAAGCTAAAACTTCAAAGGAAAGTTATTATTATTGGATTAGAAGTAAATACAATTCTACGGAATTTAACACTGTACAACACGCTGGGTTGTTTTTATTTTTAAATAAGACGTGTTTTCGGGGACTATACAGAGAAGGCCCAAATGGATTTAACGTACCTTTTGGTAACTACAAGAGTAAATTGTGTATAGTTTCTAAAAAAGACTTAAAATTTATCAGTTCTTTAATAAAAGATGTAAATTTTATTCATCTTGGATTCTCTGAATCTCTTAAATCTATTAAACCCGGGGACTTCGTTTACCTCGATCCGCCTTACGTACCAGAAAATAAAACGTCTTTTGTTGGTTATACATCTGATGGTTTTAATCTTAAAGAATGCGAAACTTTATTTGAATCAATTAAAAAACTAAAAGACTCTCGTTTTTTAATGAGTAATTCAGATACGGAGTTAGTTAGAAATTCGTTTACATTAGATGAGTACAAAATTAAAGAAATTACAGCAAGAAGAGCCATAAACTCTAAAAAACCGGGGTCTACAACAACCGAACTTCTTATCGGTAATTAATTAATTAAATCACTAAATTTAATATATTCAATTTCAAAAGATTTCGCTAAATTTAAAAACTGCTGTTTTGAATCTGATATTTTACCAAATATTTTTGTATTACCATTGGTAAGTTCGTATTCTTGATATGCAACGCATACAATTCTTAAAGGTTTTTTATATACTTTTGGTATATCACTATATTTGTACATAGTACCAAAAACTTTTTCTCCAGCTGTTCCCGTGGTAGTCCAATTACGAGTTTTAACCTCGTATATATAATAGTCTGTTTCCCAGTCTGGTAAATAACCTTCTATACTTTTGGGTTTTCTTGGATTTTCGCCTCTTTTTCTCAATACTTCAAAAACTAGATTTTCTCCCAATAAAGTTGTCCAATTTGGATTATTTTTTTGATTAATCATAAGATTTCCCCATTTCTTTTCTTCTTCTTGTGCTAGCTTCCTTTGTTCGCCAACGTTTAATTCAGATGTTTTTTTGATAATGAATGTCAAACCATTAGGATAAGGAGTAATTGCCCATTTAATTTTTTCTTGAAGTCTACTCTTATTTATACAATCAAGAAGTTGTTCATCTGACATTTGTTTTAGTCGATGTTTTAGTTCTTGTCTATACTGTTGATTTTGATCCATTTAATAATTTAAGTATATTATTTTTTTGTAATATATCAAATAGAAATTCTTTAAGTATAAATCTTACAAATTTTTAATTAATTTAGGGATACATTTCATAAATTAATTATCAGGATGGCTCTTGACGCGAAGTTTAACGCTTTTAAAGTCAAGCACGATCTCGGCGATGAAGCAATGGCTGAAATGTTAAGTATTTTCAACGATTCCTTTATTGAATTGGCTCATAAACTATTGCAGTCAAATGACGTCCAGGTTCCAAAAACAACAAAAAATACAAACACGAAGACATCTCCAGATAAAAAGAAATTTGCTACTAAGATAGCAGCCGAATATGCGGCAGAAAATGATCTTACACTTGATGATTTTGATAAAGAAAAGATAACAAAGAAAGACATTGATGAGTACATCAAGGCAAACAAATCTAGTAAACCCACTAAGACTATTCCAAAACTTGATACGACCCCTATTGTTAAGGAAACAAGAGAACCAGTGTCTAAGGAAAAGTGTTGTGGTATAACAAAAAGTGGTGAACCTTGCAATCGTCCTGGAACAGAAAAGCCAGATGGGTCTAGCAAGTGCTTTTGTTTTAGACACGCAATGGATTGGAAGATGTATGAAATTTCATCGGACTCTGACTTAGAGACAGAGGAACCACAAGGTGAAGAAATATTTCGTGATCTTGCGATTACGACAGAAGAATAAATTTAAGGACATAGTTTATATATAATTACAGATATGAAACTGGAAGAATTTCTTGGTGATAAAAATGTAGAGACATACTTTGATGAAAAACTAAAAGAATGCAAAGACTACGACGAACTCCCTAGGGAGTTAAACAATTGCACTTGTTGCGAAAGACACAAAATAAATTTTCCGATTATTGGTCAGAGGATTATATCTAAGGAATACACAACAAATTATCCCAAGAGCGACTGTAAATGTAAATGTAAATGTCCATGTAGACACGTGGCTCGTCGCATCTGTAGGGAATGGGACCTTATTCACGAAGTCGAAGACATTGACACTTCAACGGGGGATTCCGAGGAATCAGATGAAGAAGATTCAGCTGGTTCTTTGGAAGATTTTATTGTACCTGATTCTGGGTTTAAAAAGAAAGAACGTAAAACACTAGATCACGCACTTGATAAATTTAGAGGTAAAAAATCTCTTCGGAGGTAAATTAAATTAATTTAATTATCTATCTTAAAATATCTGTATTGATTTGTACCCGTTCTATGTTTATCAGCTTTAATCTGGTCTCCCCATCTTAAAACATTCTGGTTATCTTCTTTATTCCATATTCTATAATACTGACCACGAACTAGGTAATTTCCTTTTGGTTGATACGCGGCTGCCGCAGCTGTCTTATCCGTCGAAGCCGCTGCTTTTGTCTGAAAGGTTCTGCCATAATATTGTCCATCTGAAGAAGCCGAAGCTTTAGTTTTATATGTAGCCGCTACATCAGCGGCGACACTACCTGCTGCCGCATCTATAGCATTATCTACGTCTACAACTGGTTGTAATTTTATGTCTCCCTTGGTGTCTAAAGTTATAAAATTATTTCCAGAAGCAAAAGCTGTAGCCTTTTTATAAGGTTCAAATGTACCAGAAACTAAAAGAAAAACAAGGACAGATGCCACCGCTAATCCAAAAAACAGCAATTGATTATTCATTTATATTATAATAAATAAATTAATTTAAAGGAAAAAAGAATAAATAAATGGATATGTATAAGGCTTTGATTAATCTGTTTCTTCTTTTCAATATTTCATCTGCTTACACTGTAGTTTCTTCGAAGTTTGTTAACGAAGCTGAGATCAAACATGGAAGAGTAGCTATGGTAAGTTCTGTCCTTATTCCATTTCTTGACAATGTAAAGCCTGATACACTCGGAATTAACTTTGTAAACTCTTTGGATCCAAATGTCCAACTAGGTCTTCTAGGAATTGTAGGTTGTTCAGAATTTGGTCAAATGCTAACTGCTTATAATTTTCCAGAGGATCCTTCTAAATGGTTTACTATGAAGGAAGATCACACACCGGGAGATTACTCATTTGACCCACTTAATCTGAATAAGAATAATAATTTAACAAAACTTAAAACAAATGAGCTTTTTGTGGGTCGTATTGCAATGGCAGCTACTCTATGCGAACTTACTAATGAGTTTTTTTTGCAAGAACCTGTTCTTAAATTTACTAAATATCCAGTTTAAACAGTTTATTTCTTGTGCAAACTTTCATCGCATTCTACAAGAATACAGAGGTATGATAAGATATAATTTTCAGAATGCTGTTTTAGATACCCTAAGAATATCAAACATCTTAAAATATGATAAATACAAGGGGCGCTAGCTCAGTAGGTAGAGCGCTGGACTTTTAATCCAGTGGCCGTGGGTTCGATCCCCACGCGTCCTAGTTTCCCTTGTATTTATTTTCAAAGTCTAATCTCTTTCGCTCAGTTCGTTTTATTTTTTAAATATTCAAACCCCATTAACGTTGTATTTTGTTCTCCTAAGAGAATTTTTAAAGGTTTCTATATTTAACATTGATTAATTAGACTCCAGATGTGTTCTCGTTTTTTAACATATTCGCCGATCTTTAAATTATCTTGATAATCTATGTAGTAAGCCCCTGAATGTGCCATATGCTCGACTGTTCGTTTTGTATATTCTGCATATATACAATCAAGTCTATTTGCATATACTTTGTCGTAGCTTTTTAGAAGTTTTATAGTATCGGTTTTCACAATAAAGTTTAAAACAATAGACCATGCGTCGTCGGGCAAATTCTTGAAAATGTTAAAACGTCTTTTAGCGCTGTAACCTTTCCACGCATTTTGTATCTTAATTACATACCTGCCGTAAATTTTTGCATGACACCGGCAAAAATCTCCGTATTTTTTACTATTCCTACATTTGCGTTTTTGATTGTACAGGGGGTCAAGAACAGTGTTCGCGCAGCGGGGCATATTTTACACGCCCACTTGAGAGCCTCTAAAGGCTCTAGGGTGTTATAATAAATTAGATCTCAAATGTATCATAATAGATTTTTGTATTACGAGTTCTCTTCTTATTATCCGGTTTGGTGTTCTTTTTATATTGCTGTCGGACACGTCTTGTCATTTCGCGATTGACGGCTTCAATATCTGGTTTCATTGTTTATTGGACAATTTATTATATCGCCTCAATCTTAGTGTTATTATTTTTTTGCAATTTCTCAGTGTTTATAAGAACCGAACCGGGCGTCACATATGTTTATTTCCCGAGGGGAAATGTTTTAAATTTCTTTAAAATTCGTCAGCGCTATCGTAATCGGAGTAATAATTTAAAAGTTCATCGCGGAGTTCTTCTTCTAGACAAAGTTGTTCAAGATCTTGACCAGCGTTCTCTACAAAAATTATACACAAAGACTTTTTAATTATCACCAAATCAAAATCATAGTCAATGATAAAATTGTATTTCATTCGTTCGAGTGTCGGGTTGGTGTTGTTATTTGTATTTTGTTCTCACGCCGAAATTTTGCCCCCGGAGGGGCCGAAAGTAATTGGTAATGTCTTAATTTGGCCGGGAAACCTGTTATCCTGTTGAGAGGATTAACTCTTGAATCGGAGATCTGGTACATCCGAGAACTGGTTGAGCTCATAAAATACTCGTGGTCGCTCCAGAAGGATTCTAACCTTCTACTACCCCAATCTGGGAGAGCGTCATTAAGCGCTCAGTAAGACACTGTCTTCTGAACTCACGCTTTTATAAAAGAAGCGTTGCTGCTTAATGCATTGACCGGGCTAGAGTCCGAGCGGTGATAGACCGCCCGCCCAAGTATTTCCATACGTTCTCGTCTTCTCTCTGACACCCGCTTCGTCCAGACGTTGACTCTCAGAGACTTCATGGCTAAGAGAACCAACCCGGGATATAAATTTATATAGGAGGACTGTTAGAGATCGATCATTCTTACTTCAATATTTAATCCCAAAGGATTCTAATATTTATTTATTTTTGCAATTTTGGTATTTTAGTATTTTATTATTCAAGGAGTTGTAGCGACGATGTTTTTAATCATATCATAAAGCATATTTGAAAGAGCCTTGTCGTTTTCCAAAACCTTGATAAGTGTATCTTTTTCTTTGATGACCGTTTTTATATAATTTTCATGTTCTTCGTCGAGGGATGTATTACTATAATCCTTTTCGCGTGTTACTTGAATATATTTAGGCATTTTCTCACCACCCGCTTTACACCCCGAAGGACCTTTTATTTTAAACATTCGTAAAACTCAGATGGAGTCTTTGTTTTTCGGTTTATTTTTTGGCTTCGTCTTAACTGGTACAACTTTTCCATAAACACCGATTGGCAAACGATTAATATATTCAAATTTTGGAAATTTATTATAATAACCATGCGCCCCTCCTCCGCTGAGGGCACTATTGTAAGGAATGTATTTATTTTTATCGGGACCGGGTTTACCGACGAATACCGAGTATGACATCGCCGCGACTGCGAAGACGTAGAGATTCATAATATTTTGTTCAAGTTTAAATTGTAAAGTTTACCTAAGTTTATTTTTTTTCTGCAATATCGATCCTTAATATTTAAGGTTAACTAAAATTATAAAAATATTATATATCAATAAATGAGTGAAAATTCAATTACGAGGAACGACGACTCGTATGGGACTAATATTTTAATTGGAAATATTCTTGAAACTGCTCGCGGTCGACAATCTATAATAAATGAACTCGCTCTTAAAATAGATAGTTTAGATAAGATTTTACAATCCAATTCCGTCACCCAGTGTCCGCGGGTTCGATCCCGCGCGTCCTAGTTTCCCTTGTATTTATTTTCTCAGAGCCTAATTACTCGGCGCCCGTTTTTAATCCTGATTTGTAAAATAACAATAATTCTTCCGTTAATTTCATTTTTCCTTCTGAATGTTAAAAACATTATTCTCGTGTAGTGCTTTATTGTCACGCAGGCCTTAGCCTCCCTAAGGAGACACCTGCGTTACACTTTTAACTCCATT